AAATGCTACCAGCCCTACGGCTCCTGCAGTAAGTCCTGGGCCAAGAGCTCCTGCAATTGCTAAGAGCCCAGCCATTCCTGCGGTCATGAGGGCCATTGCCCCGACGGCCAGCGGTCCAGCTGCGGCCAGCTGTGTAGCTGCGAATGCCATCAAGCTCATTCCAGCACTAGCCATTAAGACTGCGCCACCGAAGGCCAGGAGGCCTGCTGCACTTCCTGCGAGGGCTGGTCCGAATGCTCCGGCGATTGCTAAGAGTCCGGCCATGCCACCTTCCATGAGTGCGAGACCGGCTAGCGCCATTGGTCCCGCAGATGCCATTTGACTTGCTGCGAATGCCATCATAGACATTCCTGCACTTGCCATGAGGATTGCTCCACCGAAGGCTAGGAGGCCTGTCGTTCCGGACTGTAGTTTTGGTGCGAGCTGTGCAGCGATTGCCATCATTCCAATAATTCCGGCTCCCATGAGTATGAGCGCCGACTGGACTTCTGGTCCTGCCTGAACGATTTCTTTTGCTGCCTGAACTAATACCCATACGCCTGCCGCTGCTGCTGCGAATCCTACACCGAATCCGAGAGCGTTCTTTGCTGCTGCAGACATAACGGATGCACTCTGTCCTACCGGATCTACTGTTTTCTTCACGCCTTTTCCAAGGGCACCGGCTGCTCTTCCGAGCTTTCCGAATATGCCAACTACAGAACCTGCGATTTTGAAAATCTTACCAAGAACAAGGAGCGCCGGTCCTATCACTGCTGCGATTGCGATCCATTTTACAATGTTCTTCTGCATGGCTGGATCCATGTTGTTGAATGCATCAATTGCTTTCGTGATATCGTCGACGATTGGTTTCAGATATTCACTTGCGATGGATCCTAGATTGTATTTGAATACGTCGAAGGAAGAGGCTAGTTTTTCCAGCGATCCACCCATTCCGGATAGAAGGGCATCTGCCATCTTCTGGGACGTTCCAGTACATTCTTCCAGGGCTGATGCATATTTCTGCACCTGCTCTGGTGCTGCATCGATCAGCGTGAGCCACTTGGCCATCTGGTTCTTTCCGAAGATCGCTGACGCTGCCGCCAACTTCTGCTCACTGTTAAGTCCTGCGAAGGAATCATGCAGCTGCTTCTGAACGTCCACCATGGATTTCATGGTTCCGTCCGTATTGAAGATTTCCAGCCCCAGCTTTTCCATCCACACCGCTCCATCCTTGGCCGGTGCTGCCATTCTGGCCAGTCCGGTCTTTAAGGCTGTAGCTCCTTCGGCTCCGGATATTCCGGCATCTCCGAATATGTCAGTGATTGCGGCCAGGTCTGTCATTTCCCATCCAACTGACTTACAGATCGGACCGGCTATGGCCATGGATTCGAATAAATCCGTGACGGTGGTATTTGCTTGTGCCTGGGCTTTCGATAAAATATCAGCTGCCGTGGATGCGTATGTCGAATCCTTACCGAACATTTTCAGGGCGTTTCCAAGTCCCCCGGTTACTTCTGAGAGGTCTGTGGCCGTTCCTGCCGCCAGGTTCAGTGCCGGTGTTAGCATGTCTGCCGCTTCTGCTGCATTGAAACCTTGTCTTGCAAAGTTCAGCGTGGCGTCAGCTGCATCCTGCATTCCGAATACGGAGCTTGCTGCCGCCTGCTTAACTGCATCTTCCAGCTTTGCTGCTTCCTCTGCTGATGATCCCATGGTTGCCTGCACTAATTTTAGCGCTTTATCAACGCTACCGAATTCCTGAACAGATTTTGCTCCAAGAGCTACGAGAGGCATTGTCACTCCTGCTGTCAGCATCTTGCCTGTTTTCGTGAATGAGTCCCCCATGGTATTTAGGGTTTTCTGCACTTCTCGTATGGATGACGAAAATGATTTTTCTAATTGTCCGGCGATTTTGATTGCTATCTTATAGTCGCTCATTTTGTCTTCTTACTAACCTCCTTCAGGTCCTCGCACAGGTCCAATAATTCAAAAAGTGACAGGCCGAGAAAAAAATCCAGGCCTGTCTGTAAATTCATGGACAAGACTAGGCATACTTTACGAAGGTCGGACAAGTCGTGTGGATTTATTCCTCTCCGAAGAAAAAAGATGTCACTGCATTCTTGATCTTCATTGCATCACGAGGCACCAATCCCCTGAAGAACTCAACCGGTCGTCCGGTTGCACTTGCTGCGACGATCAATGCATATTCCAGGTTTGTCTCTGGCATCACTGTGACTGTTCCAGCTGCCTGAAGGACTTTGTTCGCCTTGATCATGTCGTTGGCTGTCAGATTCTCAAGACCGGACATATCGATCTCTGAGATTGTCTCTCCTTCGAACTGGTAGGTTTTAGTAAGTTTCACGATACTTTTGTTCTCTACTTCCACCTTTGCTGCGCTGTCAATGTTTACGATTTCGGTTTTATTCTTTTCGCTCATCACGTTTCCTCCTTATTAACACTGGCTTCTTACTTTGGCGAGCATGTCTTTTCCGTTTACTGCGAATACGGAATTCAACTTGTCGAGTTCCAGTGTTGTCTTGTTGTTGATCATAACTTTCAAATAGAGAATCTCTAATTCGATCTCTGGTTCGCCCTTCTTGCCTTTTACAACTTTTCCAAGGCTTGAAGTTGTGGCTTTTCCTCTGACTACGATTTTTACAGGAACGTAGTCTGTTCCGCCTGTTGCGGAGTTCATAACCTGCATGGAGCCTCTAAGTGTTAACTGTGGAGGGTTTGTTGTATCCATTAAATTGAAGATATCCTCATACAGGTTGCTGAATGGAATCTTGATTTTCGCAGATGCGAACTGTCCAGTTACGGGATCCTCTACTTCTCCGAGGATTCCTGCGGCTTCCACTGTATCTGTGATTGCCTCAAGCTCTGGAAGCTCAACTTCTCCGGAGATTCCGATCATTTTTCTTGCTTTGTCATCATAAATGTTGTAATTATTGATTACCTCTGGAATGATCATTATTCTCCACCTCCTAATACGCTAGCCAGTAAGTCTGTATCGTAGCTTAATGTGTTGTTGATCTCCTGGGCTGGTGTGTATGGTGCGATCTTCTGTCTGAAGGTCATCTTTCCGGCCAGGATATCTGTTGTTGGGTTGTCCGCTTTTCTATACTCGATAGAAGCTCCGGCCCATTTATCCGGTGCGTACGCTGCACAACGGATGTTTTCTGAATCCACGATGGATTCGATAAGAACCTGGTTCATTGGATCATCTACTTTGTTGAAGTATGTCTGGATGAATGTGTTTCCATGCCAGTTGAACATACGACGTACTGGGATCCAGATATCTTTCGCATCATTGCTTCCTGGATATGCTCCAGTGTAGTTACCCCAGCATCTCCATCCGTTTACGTTTGTGGCAGTAACCACTCCGTATGTATTGACTGTAGATGCCTGATCCTGGTCGATGCATACCTCTGTTCCATCAGCAAGGCACTGTCCTGTTACTCCGAGCATCTTGTTAGATGGGGAGAGGTTCGGAACGTCTCCGTTTGCTGAATCCTGGTAAGCCATCATAGCGGCTACTACTGCAGATTTAGCGATGACCATTTCTCCTACCTTGTCGCATGGCCACAAAACTGTACAGAACGCAGAAGTGTATCCGCTGTCTTCTTTTACCTTTTTGCAGTCAGTGTACTTTTTAGCTTTCGCTGTATCCAAATCAAGGAGAGCCATTGCTTTGAATACACCATTGATGTTTGCCGCTTTTGCAGCGAGGGCGATTCCGACCTCTGGTGTCTGTGACCAGCCTGGTGCAAGAATGAGGCCTGGAACGATGCCGATGCTAGGATATACGGCTCTGATCAGCTGTGCTCCTGTCTCTGCTCCTGTGGATGGATCCACGGCTCCAACGATATCTGTAGCCTTCACCATAGAAGGATCCAGGATATTTCCTGTTACTTCCAGGCTTGTAAGGTCGTTTCCTTTTTTTCCTGCGATCAATGTGATCACGAGGTTTCCTTCTGTGTCGAATGAAAGAGTATAGTCTGTTCCATTCTCAAGAGATGGTGAAGCGGATGGTCCTGTGACTGTAAGTCCTTCTTTCAGGATTCCGGATTTTTTAACTACTGCCTGCATCTGGTTTACCTGAACTGTCTGTTTCTCCAGGTTCTTCTTGTGTTTCGCTGGATCAAGAACGTTGATGTAAACTACCGGTGAAATCTGATAGATATTTCCGGTCACATACATTGACTGGCAAAGTGTGTAGTTTTTGAAATCTGTACAATAACCAAGTGCGGCCATTGCTTCCTGTGCTGAATTTGCGAGGATTGGTTTGTTAACCACTTCTGCTGGATTGGCAGCCATGTTTACTGGTGCTGTTCCGATTACTACCTGGACTGCACAGTTTCCAGAGATCGGAGCGGCGAGGGCCGTGCCTTCTTCATGAATAAAAATTCCATGCTTGCTCATTTAGATTGTTCCTCCTTCTTTTTTCGCTTCTTTATATTCCAAGGCTTTTTTATACGCCTCGAAAACATACCCGCTCTTCATTCGGATCATTCTCTCCGCCATAGCGCACTGTGCTATTGGAAGGAAGAGGTTTCCGAATTCAGGGCACTCCTTCTGTGCTTCTTCGAGCGCATCCGGTTTCTTGGTATAGACTGTGTTCTGAATAGCTACGCCATGAATTGTAGGGCCGACGTACATCATCGGTGCCTTTGGCGCCTCTTTTCTTTTTGGTTCTGCAGCAGGAGCTTTCGCTTCCTTCTGCGGTCTTTTTACCTCACTCACGAGAATTCGTCTCTCCTTTCGATTTTTGGTAAATTGAAACTCATTTCTATTGCTCCGAAGTAATACGGGTAGGTATCCTCATCCTGGATGTCTGAACTGATCAGTGGTTCCGCTCTGTACTTGTGATCCAGAAGCGGTTCCTTCAAGAATCTGTTTGTGATCCTTTCGATCATGGTCAGGATATGCATGTACCCGCCTCCCATGATGTCGTCGTCATATACCCCAAGCAGGATATAGACTTTCTGCAGCCATGGCTTTCCCTCGTCTGTTGATGATTCGGAAAGTCTGACGACTGCGTATGGGAAGAATTTCGACTCATCGTCCTCATCCTCGGTCACGATCGGCAACCTGTTTTTATAAACTGCTACCGGTGCATCCTGGCCGGTGATGGTCTTCGTATAGACGTCCCTGAGAGAGTGTTTGATATCCTCTGCCAAGGCATCCAAGAATTCTTTTTTTGTCATGTCTTTTTACCCCGCTGATGATAATAAGAACTTGATCTGGGCTTCGATGTTCTTCTGAAGGTCTGATTCGATCTGAGGCTTTATCTGGCCATATACCTTCTCGTTACCGATCATGATCGGCACTGAGTTAGAACTCAGCTTCTTAATTGGAAATCTGGATTTCCCACGTCTTTGGTATATCTGTCCATTCAGCTTTCCTCTGCCTTTGAAGGCTTTAATTCCCCCAAGGTCCAGGACTTTCAGACCGTTCCCTTTTACGATATTGGCTTTCGCTCCGCTCTTTGGTGCTGTGGTCTTGAATGATGTGATGCTGAGCGGCTTGCCATGTGCCAGAACCTCGGCTTCCAGTCGGCTGTAGGTCGCACGCTTTATGTTCATATTGCTTTTGAACTTTCCGCTTTTAACCGTATATACCGACCGTGCTTTCTCGGCCAGGGATGTCTTCGATTTAGAGGCGGTCTTATTGATCGCCCTGCAGATCACCTTCGGAGCATCCTTTCCTATCTTTCCGAGAGCGGTTTGCACTCTTCGGAGGTCTTCTTTATTGACCTCTACCACTATCATGCCTTGTTCGCCTCCAGTGTAATTGAATACACGCCACCTTCGTCGATGGCATCTACTACCCGATATACTTTTGCATCGAGCGTGATTGCGCTTCCTTGCTTCGGCAGTCCGGTTCTTCCAGGGGCTTTCTTGTAGTCCTCTGCGGATACATAGATCAGCTTCTGGTTCACGTAGATTCCATCCATGTTCTGGTTGAATCTCTTTTCTCTCTCGATCTGCTCATTTCCATCGATCTGAACAGACACCTGCACGCCATTGAGGGTATGCAGGTCGGAGAACTCGTCCGGATTCATGAAGACTACGCTCACGTCCTTTTTGATCAGATCTTTGAATGTCATTATTTCCTCCTGCCTGTTTTTGGAATCTTGCCGATCAGCTCTTCTGGATCCCCTGTCATGGATTCTCCTGGCATTCCAGGTTCCGCAGTCATTGGCTGCGCCTTTGCACCCGTGATGGTTGTCTCAGGAGCTGGAGGCTCTGGTTCGGATGGTTTTACTACCTTCTTCTTTTGCTTCTCAGCATGCCACTCTGCTGATTCTGCATCCAGCCACGCCTGGAGCATGACTGGATCTGAAGTCGGCAGTTCGTCTCCTATTCCGTACACCTTATCCATGTACAGGATCTGCGTATTTGCGATTAGCTTACGCATTGATCTTTACTGTTACCGTGGCATCATCCGCACCTGCAGCTTCTACGGCGAATCCTGCGAGTGTATTAGAGGATTCTGTAGTTGTGATGTTGTTCGCTGAATTATCCCAGTAAACGAGGGCTCCGGCTGTTACAGCCTGTGACGCTGCTTTTGGGAATTTATAAACGCCAGTAATGTGAAGTGTTCCGACTTCCTTTGCCTGGATGTCTGTTCCTGCGATGCCGATTCTCTTTCCGAGAAGTACCACTGTATTTGCTTCGATTTTGGCGTTTGTATTGTTGAAGAAATCAATTGTTTCTCCACGCTGCCAGTAATTTGCTTTTGCTGCTGCCATGTCTTACGCCTCCTTATGCTAATTTGATCTTAGTGTCTACTGCTACCCCTGGGTTCTTAACGATTCCACGGTAGTCCATTACTGAAATACCCCAGTCGAGATAGATATCCCATACGAATCCTAACTGTCCAGCCTGTTCCATACGGCGGATGTTTGGTACTTCCTGTCCGTTCAAGTAGTCTACTTCGATGCCTTCTGCATCTGCAGTATCTCCGAACATGAACCATGGCATTACTTTTCCGAGGCCACCGCATTTTACGTTGATTGTAGGATCTGCTACGACTTCGATGCTATTGCGGTACTGGAACAATGGGTTTACTGCCTGAGTATTTCCAGCTGTATTGATTGTTGGACTGTTGAACAATGTGAAGATTTCGAACTCCATACCAGAAGCGCACACGATTGTGGCTGGTCTGATGATGATGGACTGTTCGAACTGATCCTTCTGGTTTCCAAGAGCCATGATCATTGTCTGAACCGCCTCCTGAGTGATTCCTGTCCCTGTAGCTAACAGGTTCTTATGTCCTGAAGCGAAAAGCTGTACTCCGTCGTAAATCTTAGGATTTCCGATCAGGATATCGAATACCTGGCTGTTGATTGTCTTACGAGCTGCTGCTGCATATCTTGCAGGAACGCTTGTGACAAGGCCGATGTCGTCATTGATGAACGCCTGGCGTGTCAATGTGAACTGACGGCCGTATGTTTTCAGCTGACGTGTAGGGAGCTTTGCATCTCCGAATACGTCGTGTTTCAATTCGCCGCCTTCAGGAACCTCTAAGAATTCACCGACAGGGCCAGCTACATAGTAGTTGTCGTGTTTCTTAAAGTCTGTAAGTGTTCCCTTCTTTGTGAACTTGTCAAATGTCACGGCTGCTTTCTTATGTCCTTCTCTGTAGGCTTTCTCGATTGTCTGGTCGAGGATTGATGGAAAGGCAGCAGTTGGGTTGTAGAATCCTCTCTGAAGCATCGCATACAATTCGTCTGCTGATCTTCTGTTGAGGCCTTCATGTTTGCCGTCCTGACTGAGACAGTCGATTGCCATGTCTCTTAAGGACATACCCATGAGATTTCTTGCTCCATCAGCAGGGTTTTCAACTTCTACGCCACCTCTCATCAGGAGCGCATCTACTGCTGCAGAACGGTATTTGTCTTCTGCTGTTTCTGTGACTCTAACTCCTGTGGATACCGGTGCGCCTGTTGACCTTAAATTCTCTAAGATGGCAGTACGTACCTGGTCTTCTGTTGAGCCATTCTCAATGTAAGAAGCGGGATCCATGTTGAAGTCTCTACACATGCTTGTGATTCCCTGGATTCTTGTTCTCTCAGCCTGCATTGCACGCTGGGCAGACTCTCCGTCGCCTTCTCCTTCTGAACCTTCAGTTCCTGTTTCTCCTTCTCTCTGACGCTGACCGGATGTATTGCCGTTCATGCTGTCAGCTGCAGCTCTTGCTGCGTCGATACTTCTCTGCAAAGAATCAAATCTCGCGCGTTCCTCTGCAGTCAGTGATCTCCCTTGAGTTCTTGCAGTGTTTAATAACATCTGCTGTTCACTGATCATCTGTTCAAGTGTCATGATTTCATTACCTCCATAATGTTTTTGTTTATTTGAAGTTGCCGTTCTAACATGTCCATGCTGGCAGCTCTTTCCTGCTCTGATCCATCTTCTGTGTCAGGCTCTTCTTCTGAACGCCCGACACCGACTGTCGGATCCGCCGGTACCGATACGATGCTCACCTCATAAGGCGCCCACTTCCTTGCTATGGAGCATGGGCCGGTGAAGCGTCCATCCTCGGACTGCTTGTTTGGCATTACTTCCTCCCAGTTTTCGACTATGTATCCTACGGAGACACCTTTCAGTGTTCCGTTTGCTACTTTCTTGCAAATAACGTCAGATTTCTCATCGTCGTCGAATTCGATTTCTGCGCATCCTCTGCTATTTTCAATCCATGCACGGTTGATTTTTCCGCACACTTTATCTCGATTGTGGTTAAAAAGAACGCATCCGATATTGTTTAATCGTTCCAAGTCCACTGCGCCTTCGCTGTGGTCCAGGATTTCCTGACCGAACCATCTTTGATACGGCTCTTCGCTTGAGAATGAAAGAATGAATTTTCTTTCGTTCCCCTCGCCTTCCATAGCTCTGATGGAGCCTCCTGCGATTTCACGGACGCCTTTATTCTTTTCCTTCTTTCGGTTTGGTGTCGCCGTCTTCTCCTGGCTTGCCATCGCCCTCTGAAGGATTAGGCTTTCCTTCTCCGCCTTCTGGCTCCGCTGGCTGTTTCTGTGTCTTTCCACCGAAGATCACCCCTTCCATATCTACGCCCTTCTTACGAGCGTATTCTATAACTTCTGCAGTATCATCGATCTGCTGCCGCCAGTCTCTTCCGGCTTCTGCAGCGATCTGCTTGTATGTCTTCTGGCCAGTATTGAGTGCAGTCTTTGTTGCACTTGATTCCTTGAGAGGATCAATCCATTTTTTAGGCTGCTTCACCCAGCCATGATCCATGTATTTTTCCTTTTTATTCCAGAAGTCGTTAATTTCTATTTTCCCGGATAGAATGCAGGATATGACGAATGTCTCATAGATTTCATCCAGGATATTCATGATGGCCTCTTCCTCTTCTGCATAAGTCATCTCATCCTCTATCATTCCCTGGCGGGCGGATGCGTAGTTTGTCTCGCTCATGTCTCGGCTTGTGGCTTCGTAACTTAAGCCCTGGCCGGATCCGATGAGTCGCTGCTGCAGCTTGGTGTATGCTGTCGCATCTGTGGCCTGGCCGGTTGGATTGACCACCTGAACCTCATCTCCTGCATTTAATTCCTTAATCATACCGGGGGTAAGAGTCTTTCCGTCGTAGCTGTGCTGTCCGGCATTGCCTGCATTGCTTCCCGCCCTTCCAATTCCTACCTGTGGGAGGGATTTCTTAATAAATACGGATAGGCAGGCTGCGATTCTTTCCTTTACAGATACGGCGGTCATGAATTCGTTTGTGTCTCGGATCCTGGTCACCGTTGGCGTCATGTCACTCATTTCCCTGATCTGAGAAGGTCTTCTTTTCGTAAAGTAGAAGATCACGTCTTTTGCCGGAACCTTTACGGTCTCACCGATGCTGAACCCGTCGATTCCGTACTGTCTGAAGTAGTAAGCCACCGGTTTATTGAACTGGTTATACTCGATTCCGCCTACAATTCGGTTCTTCGAACCTGCCGGCGCCATCATCATATTGTCCAGCTCGTCAACTTCCAGCATCTGCAGCTGAAATGGGATCACTCCCTCATTCGTATATCTCTTTACAAATAGGATTCCTCCATCGACCTTTTTTCTGACGACTGCCATTCTTAGAATCTCATTCAGGCTCTGGGTTCCTGTGACGTCGCAGTTTCTTGCTTTGCACCACGTTTTCCACAGCTTCTCCAGTTCCTTGTTTGTCTTCTGACTCCCTGTCCTTGCCTGAAGCTGGAAGCCTGGGCCGATTACATTTCTTTTGTAAGCGCCCACCACGGAATTCATGATGTCGCTGTTTCTTTCTAGGTCTCTCGCTCTGGCCATCACGATTGATCTGTACATCCTGTCTGTCATTTCTCCGGATGTATTGGATGCATGCCATCCGGAATTGATGCGCCCATAGTCCCCGGCGTCGTAATGCCGGAACTCTTCATAGCTGGCACGCCATGCTGCACGCCTTGCGCCCCATTCTGGTGAGAAAAAGGCGATTGCTGAATCTAGCCAGTTCATGTCTTTTTCTACCTCCCATCAAAGAAGGCCACATATGTGTTGTCCAGAAGGCTTGTAGTTCCTTCTGCATTCACTTGTGCCTCCAGCTCTTTTTTCATGGCTCTTAGCGTGGACAGGTCAGCTCTTGTCAGCTTTCGGGAGCCGATCTGGTACGACTGGCCTCCGATCATGACGTTATAGATTGCTTGGTTCACCTGGTTTAGCATCTCCTGTGGCGTGAACTGATTTTCCGCCATGATTGTCCACCTCCTTTACTGAATCCAGTTTTCATTTGTTCTGATCCATGATTCTTCTGGAGCGTATTGCTCCTGCTGCTTCTGCTCTTGTGGTTGCGCTTCCTCTTCCAGATGGATCATTCTGACACCGAGGATATCAGCTGCTGCCATATCGTAGACCTCTGTATCGAGGTAGTGGTTATCGATGTGGCTTCTTTTTGGTACCCACTTCTGAATTGTCCGGTTCCCGGACTTCATATTGACCTTATGCTCTGCAGTCACCTGCTCTGCATATTCTTGGTCGCAGCCGCTATATACCATCCAGGATCCACGGCCATTTTCTTTCATCATCCTGGCGGCTATCATGTCTTTGTACTTATCGCCGTCTACAAGCACGAGGTTCATTCCATGCGCTCTGCTATCCGGTTTGTTGATTTTTGATAACTTGAAGTGCGAGAGCATTGGGTTACTGGAACCCTTGACCGGCATTGCCCAGTCTGAGTTGCTGGCGCAGAAATCATACGTGCTGTCGGTATCGTATCCGGAGTCTATCAGGCACAGGGAGACAATCATCTGCTCGCCGTCCACTCTTTGGTATGCCAGATTCATGACTCTTTCTACTTCCTGGAACGAGAGCGCTTGGCCATGAGCGATGTTCTGGCTGGTGATATAAGGTCCCCATGCTCGAATGCTCCAATATAGACATGCCTCCTGAACGTCCACGCCTCCTGTTAAGAAGCGAGCCCACATCGGAACGGATAGCGCAGGCAGTTCGCCTTGTCGCTCCATGACCGTGTCAGCGGACGTCTTGAGCTTTGTATCCTCCCATGGCTCTGCCAGCCATGAATTGACGAAGTTTTGTAGCTTTTCCGGATCATCTTTACTATCCAGGAACTCTTTCACGATTTCAGAGAACCGGACGAAAGGTGAATACAATGTATTGATCCAGTATGCTACCTTCTTTGAATTTCGGGTGCTCTTCCTGATCGCCCTCCATTCGCCGTATCTGAGCATCTCGTCCTTGTGCTGATCCGTGATCACGCACCCGCACTCTTGGCAGACATAGGATGCCAGGTCGGCTCTATCTTGGTTGCTCATATCCTCTCCTGAAGGAAATCTAATCTGACCGAACTTCAGCTCGATATATTCCCCGCAGTGCGGACATGGCACGAAGTAGTGTTTCTCAATATCGGCGGCTTCCAGAGCCTTCCATATATGACCGCTTTTTAGGGTAGGTGTGGATGTCATATATATTTTTCGGTTCTGGAAGGTTTTGGTTCTCTCTCTTGCGAGTGAGATGGGATCCGCCTCTTTCCTTGATGCTCCTGGGTACTTGTCTACCTCGTCAAGCATCAGGTACTTTATTGCCTTACTGGCCAAGGAAGAGGGAGAGTTGCTTCCGGCCAGGGATAGGTACATTCCTTCGAATTGCAGTTCCTGCTTCGAAGATTCGTTTTTGTTGTATAGCCTTTTCAGGCTCTTGCTTGCCAGGATCATTGGCTCCAGTCGGTTGTCACTAATGGATCCGGCCAGCATATCCGTTGGATATACGATCATGGTCGGGGATGGATCCTGCTGGATGATGTACCCTATCATATTCTGAAGGGCTTCGGTTCCACCTACCTGCGTACACTTGCAGAAGATTATTTCTTCTGTGTCGTAGTTCTGAAGCTCATTCATGATGTCGATCAGGTATGGTGTCTTGTCGTTTCTCCATGGTCCAGGCATCGCAGACGTTTTCGCATCGAGCATTCGATACCTCTCCGCCCACTCTGCCACCGTTAAGTCTTCCGGCGGCTGCAGCTGTCGCATTGCCTCTTTGATATATTCGGGGAGGTGGTATTTCCTAATCAGAAACCTTTTTCTTTTTAGTTTCACTCTTCTTTCCCTCCACATCGTCCGGTCCTACGATTCCAGCTATTACAAATGCTCCGAGCAGTCGGTTGATCTCTTGTGCGATTTCCTTTTCTACTCTTCTTGCTTCCACTGGTTCCAAGGCTCCGGCTATCATTCCTATGATTCTTGAAGGCAGCGCCATTGCGAATTTCTTAAATACAACAAAAAACTTTGCATAGTCCATCTTAACCTCTTCGATCGAGATGTATCTTCCTGCTGCGATCTCTGTTTTTAATCGGTGCAGCTCTGACTGTGATTCCTTCAGTGCAGCATCTGCTTCCATCTTCTTTTCTCGCAGCTCCATTTCCTTTTCCGACCTGCCTGCTTTTCCGTAGGCTTTTTCGGATAGGTATTTCACATAATTCTGAATTGTCTGGACCAGGTCATATCTTCGGACGGTTCTTCCATCCTCTATGATCTTGGTTGTCTTGATCACGCCTTCCTGAGTAAGCTGCTGGATTCTCCGGACGCTGACTCCGAAGAGCTGAGCGATTACTTCGGTTCTGTAGAGGCTTCCTTTTACTTCGCCATTCTCGCTCATGCTAGTACCCCCCCCTTAAAAATTAGGGCCGTGAGGTTTGCTTCGCCCATATTAAAGTGTGATATCCAGGTTCATGTCCGCCTCTTTGATCGCCTTCTTGCCGGTGTATTCCTCCCAACGCTTCACGATAACGTCGCAGAACTTTTCCGACAGCTCCATAAGGTAGGCGTTGCGGCTCAGCTGCTCCGCTGCCATGAGGGTGGATCCGCTTCCTCCGAATAGATCCAGGACATTCCATTGTGGTTTAGAGGAATTCTTCATAAGTCTTCCAATAAGTGAGACTGGCTTCATTGTAGGATGCACGTCATTTCTCTTTGGCTTATTCTCGTATAGAACTGTGGTCTTATCTTTGAAGAATTCCTCAAGCTGCCCGATATATGTGATCAGGTCGCTTTTCTTCATGGATTCGAGGTCTCTTTCCTCTTCCAGAAGAACCGTATCCTGTGTACGGTCGTTGATAAAATAGTGACCTGCGCCTTCCTTCCATCCGTATAAGCATGGTTCATGGCGCCACTGGTAGTCGCTTCGGCCAAGGACGAAGGAGTTTTTCTCCCATACGAGGCATTCTGAAAACCTCAGACCTGCATCAACGAATGCTTGCCTGAATGTCAAGCCGGAGCTCTCTGCGTGAAACACATAGATTGCCGCTCCTGGTCGCATAGCCTCATAGGCTCTGCTGTATGCCTCGAAGATAAAACGGTAGAATGCATCCTCATCCATATTGTCGTTAAGAATTTTGTCTTGACCTTGACCGATTCCCTGTTTGCTCAGGAACTCTGTCTTTTCGCCGTATGCGACGTTATACGGAGGATCCGTGATCACGAGATCTGCTTCATCTCCTGCCAGTAAAGTGGCCACGTCCTTCGGATCCGTGCTATCGCCGCACATCAACCTGTGGTTTCCGAGAATCCACACATCCCCTCGCTGGGTTATCGGTTCTTCGATCTTGTCGAGCTCTTCCTCTAAGTCGAACACATCGTCTTCAGCTTCCACGTCTTGCTCCAGGCGGATGTATAAGTCCTCGATTTCTCCGGATGAGAACCCGGTGTTCTGAAGGTCGTATTCATTAAGGTCCAGATCGAGAAGTAAATCTTTTAACTTGACTTCGTCCCATTCACCTGTTATTTTGTTGAGTGCAATGTTTAATGCCTTCTCATCGTTCTTGTCCAGATCAACTACGACCACATCTGCTGTCTCATATCCCATATCAGTCAGGACGGTCAGTCTCTGGTGACCTCCGATTACGGTTCCGTCTGAATTAATGATGATGGGATCAACATACCCAAACTTTTCAATGCTTCGCTTGATATCCTGGTACTCTTTGTCCTCTGGTCTCAGGGCTTTTCGTGGATTATATTCCGCCGGCCTGAGCTCTGAGAGCATTCTTCTCTCCATCTTCATTTCAGTGTTCATTCTTGGCTCCTCCTTTCTGATTTTTTCGTTTTTAGGCTGATTATTTCGGGGCTATGCGTAACGAAATAGGTGTTTAAAAAAGGGTTATATCCGGTCAAGAATCGGACCTTCCTCGCCCCGCTGTAAATATTACACAAAAGTAGTACCTACAAACTGTGCATACTACACAAACATAAAAAAGAGCAGTCCTATCCGAAGATATGACCGCTCTCATCGCATCTCGTCTGACGCTCAGCTACCCTGCAGAGTGTCGCCCTGGTGGGCTCTCTCTGTCTCTTTGCCATGCGTCTATCATAGCACTTGTCTATGTCTTATGGTGTCTTATGTTTCACTGATCTCTTTGCTTCATGGCCTGCCTTGCTGCCCTGCCTCTGGCTCCCTGCCTGGCTGTGCTTGGCCTTGGCCTGTGCCCCTTGCTCTGCTGCACGCTGGCCTGCCGTGCTGCGTGGCTTGTGTGGCCTGCCTTGCCCTGCACCACCTGGTCTGCCCTGCGCCCTGGCTCCCTTGCTCCTGGTGGCCTGTGGTGTGGGTGTGGTGTGCCTGGCCTCTATGCCTGCCCTTGCTCCTGGTGGTCTGCCCTTGATGCCTCCAGGCGTGCCTCTATGAGCTGCCCCATATAACACCAGTGTAAGGCTACGCCCTTGCCTCCGGCCAGCCTGTGGGCTATCTGAAAAATGCCCATATATTCTGCTGTAGAAATTCCGGCTTTTTTATTGGTCTCATTTTCCTGGGCTTTATTTTCCGGGGTAAAATTTCCGAATAAATTTACGGGTAAATTTTCGAGCAGAAAATTTCCGGGAATTTTTTCCGGATTTATTTTTCCGGATTTTTTTTCGCCGGTTTTTTTTCGGCCATTTTTTTCTTCCATTTTTTTACCTCGCTTTTTTGCTCCGTGAAAAACCTGTAATTTTCCCGCTCTGAGATTGTGATCTCTTTTACCCTCGCATTCTGCAACAGCATCTGAATTGCCCCATTGTACCGATTATTGCACTGACTTCGGCTCATAGGGACGGCTGCCTCGATCTGCCCCCAACTCATCATATCGATATGTCTGTATTCGCAGATCTCTTTTTCCAACGAATCCTCCGGAAGGTAATCGATGATGTCCATCACTCTTATGATTGCCTGGTTGACTCTAGCCTGCTGCTTTTTCATTCTGTCGTTCATTTCTTCCACCATAGCTGCGATTCCTGCCGGCTCGTTCATTCCGTCCTGCTCGGCAGCGATGGCTTTTTTCCTGGCTTCGATGGCGAGCTTCTTCCTGGTCGCTCTGAACCGTTGGCCGAGAATCCATTTCAGGACGTCCTCGTCCCTGATCTGCGCTGTCTCCATGTTACTTTTCCTCTCTCTTTTCAGCGAAGAAATAAACCTTGCCACCGATCATCAGGACCTGCTTGAGCGTCTTGCTCTTGTCGTCCCAGTCCCGAATCTCCACGCCCCTTGCTGCCAGAAGCTTGATGGTTGTCTCGATTGACGACAGGATCAGTGGGATGGGCATGTTCATGAAGACCTGAAAGCCATTCACGATTTCTTCCTGATTCTTGTTCTTAAATTTCTTAATTTTGCCATAGGTTTTTATTCCTCTATTCGCTCTTTAAAATGTAATAAAATAAGATTAAACCGATTATGTCGTCCACAATTCTTGGCTGTGCTTTTCCGTACAATTTAATCTCCAACTCCATCCATAAAGCACAAATGATAATGTATTTTAAAAGTGCAACTATCAATTTTACCATTTTATTACTCCTTTAATTTCTGACCGCACCACGGACAATATGGATAGTATGATGGATTTCTTTTGAATACGTTCACGATAGCTGCTTCTTTGCAATGTGGACAAACCATCACGAAATCTCCGTATCCCATCTGGTGGCTGATTGGCTCTTTTGGGATATCTCTTGCAGACTGCACCTTGTATATGTGAAGTCCTCTCTTCTGAATATCCAGCTCCATGTTCACTGCCACTCCATGTTCATGCCAAACTGCCACGAGTAATGGCTTATTTTTCCACGCCCCCTTTTCCTCTATCTTAATGATTCCGAAGATGTCCTCTTCCTTGCAGTAGACCGGCTGCCCCGCCATTAATCTCATTTCTTCAATTGTCAATTGTTTCATTTTATCATCTCCGCCTGCTTCACACAGAGGGCAGATCTGCCTGCCCTCCGGTATGATTCTTCCGCATGCAACGCATCGGTTGTCATTGTTCATCCTTTTTATCCTCCTTGTCTTCAAAGAGAGCGTTCAGTCTCTCTTCGATCAGTGGCCAGGTCTTCGGTCCAATTCCTTTGGTTCCATGAAGCGCATCTTTGACGTCCTGAAGGGATACGATTGTGATCTCATCCTGGCCGTCCTGATATCCGGATTTGTAGATATCTCCCAGGAAGGATTCCATCTGCTGGTGATCATATCTCTTGATGTCCTTGTACATGGTTCTGTTGATCATATATTTGTTTTTATCTTTTGCTCTTTTCATATTTTTCAACCTCCGCAATCGCCTGCTCTGGCCAGACTACTATGGCAGCAGTTCCTCCAGCTGCCTGGATCTCATCTATTGTCTTAAGCTGCAGCTTTGATGGAACGCCAACGACCGGGCGTTTTACCTCAAATCCGAAGTAGTGGCCATCTTTTATAAAGAGAATATCCGGGACCCCTGACTCGCTATAGGGGCCCTGGTTGATTATACGAACAAACAAAAAAGGCTTGTGGTC